GGGCATCCCTTGGAGCGCGGCAATCGGAAACGGTTTCGAGCGATAAGCGTAATAAAAGTCGAAAAGATTATTTGCTTGCGCGATTGGCAAAACCGCGTCGATGGTAAATTGTTTCGCTACGTTTTTCGGCGTTTGACGATATCCGCCATTGATAAGCGGTTTGCGAATTGAAAAATCCTTTAATGCCTTGGAAAATCCTATTTGTGGATTTTCCAGGCTGATGCAAGCGGATGCGCGAACAATTCCCACGCGTACCGGATTCTTAATTGCGGTAATCGCTCCATCCGTAACCGTTCCCGAAAGCGTAACGTCCGCGGCTCCCGTACCTTGTCCGACGATTTTCGTGACTTGATAATCGACCCCGCCAATCGTGACAATCGATCCGACTCGGACGTTCCCAAAACTTACGCAATTCACAACCTCGTCTGATGAATCGTCAAAGCGTCCAGTCGCGCCTGATGATTGGTTCCATTTCGCAATCGCGTTTCCTTCGATGGGCGAGTCTTTCAAATCATCTTGAGATTCAAGAACGATCTTGACTGTTCCCGCGCCTAAAGCGGACCCGTCGAAATTGTTTTGAATCGAACTTTCTGATGAACCTAAACCTAGCTCAAGAATCACTTCCTCCTCGCCACCATCGCCGAGCGTTAAATTTGCACGAAGCTCAAGCGTATTTGGCGCACCCGTTAATGGATCGCTTAAGGTCGTGTCGCTAGTCAGCGGCGACGTTAAAACCGTACCGGTGAACCCCGAAATCGTGAACGGATCGAGCGAGCAAGGTATTTGATTATCGTTATTGCGTCCAAGTATTTTAAGCGATGAAAATTTCGTTGTATTTAAAACCTCGCTATATGTCAGCGAGTTATCAGAATCGGTGATTTCGATAACTGCATTATCTGCCATTAATCCCGAAACGAAAACCGCTTGAACGCCCGCGCTTATGGTCGCAGAAATAGTCGCACTTGCCGAGTTTGCCATAAATACATTTTGCGGGATATCGTTTTGGACATTTGAAACCGCAAAACTCGAAGAAAACTGAGCGCCTGATGAAACGGAAATCGCGCTGATTTTGTCGTCGTGTAATATCTTCATTCTTGAACGTATGGAGTTAGTGTCGCGTCGCCTTCGATGGTTGTCGTAAGATCGTTAAGGTTCCACTCGATTGATCGGATAATCATGTCCACGTTTACGAATTCATCGCGTCGGTTGAAAACAACGCGATCCCCTGGTCGCCATTCGTCGTGTAGATCGTTGATTTCAACGCTTAGAGTTGGCTTTTCATAAAACGCCTTCATTGCGTTTAAAACGGTTGTTAAATTTGAGCTTTGAGATTGATTAGAAATGAGAGCTTCAAAAGTAACTTCCTTGCCAGTTGATCCAAGATTAACACCCACCCTTCCCCCTTGTTCAATCAACTCGGTCCCTTGCCAGCGGTAATATTCATATTGTCCTATAATCGTTTTGATTTCTTCCGGACCTCGAATAATTAAACTGAGAATATCATTTTCCGATACCGTATTATAAAACGCTGAACTCGATGATGGAGCGTTTGCTTTATCAATTAAAAATAAAGTTCGATTTCCGTTTGTCTGCGATGGAAGAATAAAAAATTGATAATTTGTTGCAAAGCAGACCAAGCGCAACGCTTCAAGAGTTGATATAATCCCCTTGTTCCAAACAAATGATAGATTCGGTGGCGATGGTGCTTTGTTTGTGTCAATAGTCTCGGTTTCTAAAATATAAAATTTATCGTTTGTTAGTCGCAGGACATGAGTGTCTGCAGGGCTAGTTATGTATGCCATAGTTTCTGCAAATTCTGCAATGGTGCGTCCTGCGGTCGAACGGTTTGTATGATTTGTCAGAAATCGATTTTTTACTCCCGTTCCACTAAAAGTATATTGAGTTCCGTCAGCGTAGTTATTTGTAGATTGATAAGCGCCAAGTTCACCGTCAGAACTCCCATCTGATGAAGCTCTTGCACTATAACGAACCGACCCGGTTGATGCCCACGTTGAAGCGTTTGAATTAACCTTGATTGAAGGCGTAACGCTATCGACCGAATTGTAAAAATATAAAGCCGCTTGAACCGCTGATCCGCTTATTGCATCCCATGCGCCTACGTCAGAATTGTCGCGTTCCACTTTCCAATCGACAACATCACCCCACATAAAACCTGTAACAAGGTCGCTTTGTGTCCCCGATATACCCTCTTCTTCAGTATTCCATAACGGTCCCGAATCGGTCGGTCGTATGCTTTTTAAACTGCACCGGACCGATTGAGAATCAATCGCCTGGATAAATAATTGCCCCTCAAACAAGTTATATTTGGTTTGATATTTAATCCCTATATAATATGGACCCGTATCGCTTAAAATTTTTGTGTAGTTCGATTGTCCAAATGGATGATCCGCGTTGTTCGGTTCGTTTGATAAAACAATGGACGCGCCACTCATTTCGATTTGACCCGATCCCGAATCTTGAAGCTTTAGATTAGGCGCCTTCTGGATAAACCCGTGATAATATTGCCCGTTCGCGCCGATATGCGAATGATCTGAAACGTAGAATTTTGCATTCGTTCCAGCGGGATCGCTATTCGTTGGCGTAACCATTTCGATCTCAACTTCAAGCGAAGGCATTTTGCGTATATTGTCTAGATTCTAAGGCCGCGAATTCGCCAAATTGTTGAGCGCGTTCAACGACTTCGACGCGTAAATCGGACATCGCCTGATCGATTTTGCGCCCCGTCCCGTCGTAGATGTTAATAATCACGCCTTGTCCGACGTTACGGTTAGGCGTTACGTTCCCGCCGTATTGCCCCATCGTTAGCAACTCCGGACCTTTTTCTCCCACGAGGTAAGTCTCGCCAGGACGAACATCGCCACCCGCTTGTTTTCCAGGCGGTTTTGTCGAAAGGATTTTACCAATTTGTGCGGCTCCCAATATCGCAATGGCGGCGGCGGCTGGCGCTCCAAATATTCCAAGTTGCGAATAGGCTTTCATTGCCGCTTCATAAGTTGACATCCAAGTATTAGCAACCGCCGCGGCTTGCCAAAATCGAAAAAGTTCAACGCCTTCGTCCTTAACAGCGCTTGCCATTGATGCCATAGTCGAGATTGTTGCTTTTGCGGTTGCTTCCTGCATTTGTTGTTTTGCAGTTTCCATCCGCTCAAATTCGTCAATCTCCCTATGGAAATCGATTATTTTTTTTTCGTTTATTTCTCTTTGTTTTTGTGCGCTTTCTTCCATCATTAGCAACCCTTCCGAATACATTTGAAGTTGGACTGCTAATAAATCATTTTGCAAAAGTATATCGTTATTAGATTGCTGTCTTAATTCGTTTTCTTCTTGCGTCGCTTTAATTTGGGCCAATGTCGCTTCGACTTGTTTTTCGCGCCATTGTTTAACTTTTTTCATTGCATCTAATTGCTCATTCATTGAAGCAATGGATTCGTCTATTTTCTTTTTTTCATTTTCAATTTGCCCCGCGCTCATTCGTGCGGCTAAAAAAAGATTTTTTAAACCAACATCGTTTTCGTCGAGTGCCTTCTTTTTTTTGATTAATGAGTCTCTTACTCCTGTAATATGCTTTTCCAATTGTTCAGAAGTCATACCCGCCATTTCAGCTTCTTGGGTAAAGACTCCGAGCAATTTGTTTGCGCCAATAATTGCGGGAGCAAAGGCGTTTTTTACCTTTGCCATGATCATATCCCAGCGGTCGCCTAATTGTTCTGATGCGACTATGGTTTCATCGTTTATTACTCCGCCTAATGCTTCAAGCTCGCGCCCCATTCCCTTTATTGCTTCAGGTCCAAGCTGAAGCATATTAAGCATTTTAACACCTTCGGAATCGAATAACTTAAACGCTAAACGAACTTTGTCGGCTTGAGGTGTCAAATCGCTTGCCATGATGGTCGCGACTTCAAGCAATAAATCCGAATTGCTTCTTAACTGTCCATTTGAATCTCTTAATTGAATGCCGAATTCCGCGATTGCGTCTTTTGCTTCGCCTGTCCCGATAAATGCTTCGGAAGTTCGTCGAGTAAAACGCTGAAGCGCGATGTTAAATTGACGAACATCCATCCCGCTTTTCATTGCGGCAAATTGGAATTTTTGAAGATCCGCAGATCCGACGCCTAAACGCGCTGAAACTTTCCCGATTTGGTCAGCGGTGTTGCGTAAATCTAACGCTAACGCGCCCAAACCCGCGCCACCGATCAAACCCGCAACCGCGCCTTTAAGACTGCCCATTGACGACTTTAAGCGATCCATCGATTTTGATACCGACGAAAACGCTTTCTTCGTTTTATCGCGTCCTAAAATTTCAACGGTTGTGCTTGGCACGTTTTTCCTTTAATTCAAAATATGCGATCCATCCCTTTAATTCGTCCTCGCTGATTTGCATAATTTCCTCAACGGTTTTATGCAAAATTTCCGCGAGTTGAAAACACGCGTATAGATCAGGATCGCGTTCTAGTTTCCCTTGATCTCGTCCTGCGTTGGATCGTTCGCGTTCATTTCTTCAATGATCCGCTGACATACATCAGGATCGAATTCATCAATGATTTGGTCTAAATGACCGCGATTAAATAAGGGCTTTCCGTTTTCGTCCCGACAACGAAATATCATTCCCCAGGCGATGCACTTGTCCCATTCATCGCGCTGGATATGCTTCATGACTATCGCTCTTTGAGATAACTTGATCGCAGGGCGATAATAAATTTTCGCATTATTCCATTCGGGAACCGTTAAGCATTTAAGTTCCTCGCCAAGTCTTTCCTTGAAGTGAGACTTGGCGGATTTAAGTACGTCCATTACGCGTTATTTAATGTAAGCGTTCCGGTTCCCTGAAAAGTAAACGAAAACCCAATCGGACTATTCAATGAAGCGTTTAACGAAAAACCCGTCAGAACAATCGCCCCGGAATAATAATCGCCGCTTGAAGTTCCGACGGGGTAAAGCTTTACATAAAACGTAGTATCCCCTGCCGCGAGTGCGGTTTGGATTGATTCCATCGATGTATCGTCGTCGTTCCAAAGCGCCTCTCCACTTCCTGACCATGAGGTTTGACCAGGAATAAACGATTTTGCTAACGAGGTTCCCATCGCGCTTGTTTCAATCGTGTCTGCCGCTTGTTCGAGCGTCCATGATTGAAGTGAAGCGATTGCTGAATAGGTTGAGTCATCAGGCGACGTTTGGAGAACGCCACCGTTTCCACTGGCTGCGGCCATTTTGTTTCTTTCTACGCGGCTACGTCAGGCGCGTTTTCCAAATATTGATATTCGACAAGATAGGATAAACGCACCGATCCCGTCGGTTTCGTCGCTTCTGCGTTAATGGACGCGTCAGCGCTGGTAAGGTACGAATCACGCGCAAGGTTATTGATATTGATATCTCCCTGCATTGCGATTTGAACCTCTTTCTGAATTGCCGCGAGCGTATTCATGACGGTTTGCCCGTCTCCGCCTTGGCAATATCCTTCAATGTTTACCGTCAATTCTGACGCGACTCCGCGAGTCCCGCCCATCGCTTGAAGCGTGACGGATTCCTCGGAATCGTAAACTAGCAAACAAGGAAGCTTTGATTCTTCAATCGGATAGGCTCGCGATTGAAAAACATTTGATCCGGTTGTGGAAAGCGAGGTAACGCGGGTCGCTATGCGCTCGCGGATTTGTCGCCTCAAGTGATTTGCCATTATTGCTTCTCAAGCATTAATAGGGTCGTTCCCTGATATCCACTACCTGAATCTTTTTGCACGCCGACAATATGGTATGTAATCGAGTTAATCACGATCGCATCGCCATGCGCCACGCTTGCAACGTCCGAAGATACTGCAAGCGCGGTTGGCGTGTTGCTCTCAACATCCATTTCCCCCGTGTCCAGGGGAATGGATGAGAACGGGTTATCGAATAAAACGTTGATCGTTGAAGCGCTTCCGCCTGACGGCGTATAGGTTGCCGCGATCCCGAAATCATCCGTTAGGAAGAAATCGGATAAATCGGACGCGCTTTCGACTCCCATCGTTATTTTTTCTTTGTCGCCTTTTTCGGTGCGTCTTCAGCCGCTACGGCTTTATTCGATCCGATAAGTTGGCGTGCGATGCGGTCATCGACTTCGAGCGTTTCACCTTCAGGGTGATTCTCTCCCGCAATGAATGCTCCGCGTAACATGGTTATTTTCACTTTTCCGCCTGTCTCGCTGGCGGCCCCAATCAGGCCGCCTGCGTTCTTAGTGGTTAGCATTAAGCGTTGACTGTCATCGAGAAAGATCCCGCGTGCCTGACGGCAATATCGGCATCCACGAAAACGATCAATCTGACGCGTCCATCGTCAAATTCCTTGTGAACGCTTACGTCAATTCCTGGTGACCAATAACCAATCATCAGGTCATCGAAATTTCCGTAGAACACCTTATTCTGTGAGGAATAAGTTGCCTGGGCGCTGACAAGCGCTCTGAATCCGTCGATCGTATTATTTTCCATCACGAAACGACCGGAACCAGAATCGATGGTGCGAGCTTTCGCATCAGCGGCAAGCGTTGGATGGATAACATATCCGAGCTTTCCGAAATACGCGTTTGCCGCCATGACATCGCCTTGCATCGCAATTGCTTGCGCGTAAGTGATTTGATTCGCGGTGATTGTTTCAGAACCGATTCCGCTAGTTGCGGCAATTCCGGTGGGCTGGTTACTTGAACCTGTTCCGCTCAATGCGGCCTGATCAAGAGCAATCGCGGTTGAAAGCGAGATTTCTTCTCGTACCAAGCGCTCAACGTCCATTGAGCTTTGGAGTCTCAATTGGCGTGAGAGATCAACGCGCAATCCATACGTTTTCAATTGCATGGTTACTTGATCATAACTAGGCGTTACGTCTCCAGCGTCGCCGCTTTCGGCTAACCATCCGCCAGAAATAGCCGCGTCCCTGCGAGGAATCTTGATAATTCCATCCAATCCGCGCATGACTCTCGCCCCCATTGCGACCGAGACCATATTATTATCGAGAAACTCGATAAAACTTGAGGAGTCAAGAATGGTCGGAACAAGGTTTGCGCCGTCACCGGAACCCGCTTGGAGTTCACGATTTTGGAAGCTAGCGCGGGAAAGGCTTCGCTCGTTTAAAACCTCGTTTGGGATATAAACGCCGCGAGCGGATCGCTTTTGCTTTCCTTCCTGGGCCTGACAGGCTTGAAGCTCGAATGAAGCTTCATCCTGCGCGGTTCGGTCATGCGGACGCGCCAAAGCGTTGATCA